TTAGAATCGATTCCTGTACCATCAAGATTATCAACCGCTTCTTGTGGATAAATCAAACCATCTACACCAGTCGTGGTAGGTAATAACAAATTGTAGTCAGGTGTAGTTGTTATATACAAAGAATCTGCTCTTTCGTTTTCTATCATATCTATTGTATCTTCTACTAAGTCACTGTTGTTAACATAGTCAATTCCTGGTGTAACAAATACATTTATATTAACCGCTTCAGGATTAGCAAAGGTTCTGATACCAAGTAAGTAAGCGTAATAGTCAGTGTTAGCGTATTCTCTTGTACCGTCACCAACAGTAATTTGTTTAAACGCTCCCCAACCAACTGCTGAAGGGTATCTTGTTGTTGCACAAGCCCCATTTAAGTAACCAGTTCTACCTAATTGGTATTTATCGGCGTTTGTTCTTCTTTCTCTGTAAATATCCCAACCATCAAATCCGCCTTGTACAAGTAAAGTAAATTTACGAGCAAATAAACGGTAGTAAGGGTTTGTTTCAACAGTAGGTTCAGAACTGAAAGAAGCATCACCTACGTAGAAACGAGGAGTACCACTTGTTGCAAAAACGTTAGCGATTGTAATACCACTTGCGTTTTTGTCCATGTGGAACCCTTTAGTTCTATATAACCAAGGAGATGATTCAGTCGCAAAACATATGTTTGAAGGATTTCTTTTACCTTTATATTCAAAGAAGCTTGGGTCATAACCGTAATCGGCACTTGTAGAAAACCCTAAGAAAGTTTTTCTTATATTATCACCTGATGATAATCCAGCGTCGTCTGTACCTGATGGTGTACCAAAAGGTGGATTGAAAACTAACTCACCTGGGTAATCATATTTAGTTTTAATTATAGGGAATGGCGATTTTGCTCCTGCATATTCTCTGAAATTATATCCTTCAAATCCACAAGGTAATGAATCGATTGGTGCGTCTTCATTCATTTCAACCATTACATATCTTGATTTCAATTCAAACTCACCGTCCAAAGTACCAATTTTTTTGGCGATAAAACTATTTTCGCTTGGATTCATAGTACAGTTTGTGAATTTTTCTAACACAACAGGATTTGAATCTGTATCGTAGTAATCACGAATTAAAACTGTAAATGTTTCATTTGCGAAAGATATATCAGATATAGATATTTTAACTTCTGTGTTGGCACTGTTCCCGTCAGAAATTGTGTAAAATTTAAATAAGTTATAAACTTTGGAACCTCTAACTTCAGAAACAACCCATGGACTTTCAGGTGATTGATACTTTTCTAAGTACCAAGCAATTGATGTTGGATCTTCGCTTTGTGCTTCAGGTAATGATATTAAACCACATTTTAAACCTCGTATGTAACCTTTGTTATACGCCCATCTTAAAAGTGATTGGAATCTTTCTTCCACAAAAAGTGGTACCACATTTCTTGGTTTACCAAAGTTACTTGTTCCGAATACTTTTGTAAGATATTCTGAATCCGAATTTGCGAACGACGTAACAAAAGTAAAGTTGTTACCTAAGTAGTTAGTCGCATTTATTGCAAATTTAGCAAATGGATTTTTTAATACGCCCGAATATTGACCTGAACAATCCATTGTAACATCAGTCAAACCAGTTATTTCATATCTTGGGTTCACGTCATCGCTGTAATCCGCAATACCTCTTGATCTTAGTGTTGCAATAACCATGTCATCATAAAGAGTGTATGAATTACCGGTATAATAATATATCATACCTATAACTGTTCCTGAGTAACAATCAACAACAGTAGTAGTAGTTGTTGTAGTAGGAACCACAGGTGTTGGTGTTATACAAGGATTTGTAGTCGTTGACGTAGTTGTTGGAGGAATTGTAGTTGTAGTTATTGGATTAATTGACGTTAACCCTGAAACAACAGACCAAAATGAATAACCCGAATAATTACTATTTCCTGTGTTTTCAAACAAAGCATAGTACCAAGTATCATTAAATGGTGATAAGAAGTTTGTTAAGTTACTAGAAGGTGATGGTACATTAAACACATTTGTAGAAGCTGTATATCCACTTGACAACATGTCATAATCATCACCATCAATAGTACCGAAGTAAGCAATAGATGTATTTTGAGAAAGAGGATTTAAAATTCTTTGATATGTAAAAAACTGTAAATCTTCTAATAAAGTCGAAGTATTACCGTTGAACTGTTCATATTGTGATGTTAACAACGCTTCTATTTCTGCAGGAAAGGCTCCGAAAGAAACAGAACTTGGTGAGTTAGTACAACCTGTAAATGCCACTTGAAAAGGTAATGTCTTAGCTGACACACAAACATCCTGACAATCTATTGTTACTGAACTCAAACAATAAGGTGCCAATGTGGAAGGATCTAAGTTAGCGCTTGTAATTATTGACCAAGAAGGACCCGCATCATATCCCGATAAACCTAAAACTCTAGTTACAAATAATTGATTAGATTGTTGTAAATATGATTTGGCGATGTATGCCGCTTCATATTTAGGAATTTGAGTATTTACAAATTTTTCAGGTGAAGTAGGACCAAAGTAAGATTGGAACTCATCATAGTTTTTAATGAAAATAGGTTCGAAGGCCGGACCTTTAAGTGTTTCTCCGACAATACCTAAAGTTGTAACACCAACGCTTTGTGCGACAAAACTTAAATCTACTTCAGAAGTATAGACACCAGGTGAAACGAAAATTTTACTGTTAGTTGCCATATTTTTTAATGTTAGTTTATTATAATTTATTTTTTATATAAATACCGAGATTTTATGCAAAAACTTTACTTATATAAAACTATTTATATCTTGGTAGGTTTTTTTTCTACCTTTTTTCTACCTATGAATAAAGAACCAAAAAAAATAAAAAATTTAAAAATTGATCCAAAAGTTCACGATGTTCTTAAAAAGTATTGTGATAAAAGAGGGATTAAAATGTATAGATTTTTGGAAAACCTGATTTTAGAAAAATGTTCAGAAAAAAAAGATTTATACGGAGAATAGTTAAATTAGTTTTTGTTGTAATACTAACTTAGCGTTTTTTGTACCATCATTTTTTGTTACATCTATTTTTAAAATGTCATTAGTGTTGATTTGGATTTCTGAAATATCATTACCATAGAAGTCATCATTTATATAAACACTATATGTAGATATGTTATCGACTTCAGCAACTGTCATATCAGAAGTAAAAAATATTTTGTCTGAAAACGTGTTTACCCCAACTTTAAAAGGAAAAGTTAAATTTGTTGGTAACTCTTGATTCTTTTTTGGTTTTTGTTTCTTTATGGAAGTATCAGTTTCATAAATTTGCATTGTCCTTACAATTGCAGGTTGTACAACAAATTCATCTTCATCAAGTAAAAATCCCTGTAATGTCATTGGATATTTCTGAATATAGTATTTTCTTTTTTCTAAATCTAAAACTGATTCATCTGCTATGTCACCCATAACAATCGGAATATAATGACCTTTTATTTTTTGGTAAGCTTGTCTAGATGCAAAAAGTTCCATTATTGTTTTGTTGAACTCATTCAACTCTCTCATACGGTTACAAATAATCACTACAGTATAGTTTATTTGGATTGGTACAGGTTGGGGAATTTTATATATATCCATACCATGTCTTTGACCGTCCCAAGTAGGAACTTGAGCATAATGATATAATCTTTTGTTAGGAATATTATATTTTAATTGTGGATCACCAAATTTAACTTCGGGTTGTCTAACAACAGTAACAAAAGGAGGTTCAGCATTTTTATCAATATTTTGGAATTCCCAAGTTTCGGTAAACTGAGCCCAGTTCTGTGTTGTTATAAGAATATCGACGACAGATATTTTTTTTCCTTCGATGGATATTGTCATGTTATCTTTTACAAATTCCAAAAAACCTTTATCTAAATCTGCATGTAATAAACCTTTTGGTAAAAAAGTACCATGTTCAGCAATCATGTCTGCTAACTGATGTCTTCTTTCCAACGGACTTACACCATTTTCTAATGGTATATATTTTTTTATTTTTTTAGGTAATCCCATATCTTTTTATTATAATCCTCTGAACTCATTTGATGTAACAGGTGATGCAATTATTGTTCTATAAAATGGCTTATACCCTTTATATGTATGTTTTATATCAGAAATCACACGACCATCATTGACAACTGTATAATATCTTACAAAGTTTTCGCTATCGTAATAACCCACATAATCACCAAAACTTATTTCTATGTTTAAATCTTCCAAAGTTTTCAAGTAAACAGACATTGTAATGTTACCTGGTTCTACTTGATCAATTTTAGTAGATCCGATCATTTTATTTTCAGGTGCTGCTATAGCAACATAGGCATTAAATTCAACAGGTGGATGAAAATTTATACTGTCGGATAAAGTTTCACCATAAACATCGTCAGTTTTTGTTTTTGTTCTATCAACTCTATAAAGTACACAAGTATAATTCATATCACCATTTAACCACTCTTGACCCATAGATACTTCAAGTGAAAAATCTTTTTCACCAAAAAATTTACCTAATCTAGTTATTGGAACTTTACTATCCATTTTGATGTTTTATTGATAAATATCTTTTTTTTGTTTATTTTTTTAAAAAAAGTTTTGTCTAACAGTAAGCAATTAATAGAACACCAAGCATTAGAGCTATTAGATACATATAGTGGTGCCAACAATTATATTTTGTTTCTTAAAACAAAAAAAGAAAATAATAAAAAGTTTTACCCAACGAGAACTCAAGCCGACTATATAAACAATTATTATAATGTACAACCAAAAGTAGCAAGAAAGTGGGTGGACTTGGACACGTATTTTGCTAAAAAATTTTCAGAAGAAAGATATCTTTTAGAAGTACCTAATAAAATATACGTCGAAAAACTTTTAGTGGAAAAAGAAAAATCTTACCATATTTGGGGTAAATTTTTTGAAAAAGATGTTCTTTCAGAATTTTGGGTACCCAAATCCGCACTAATAAAATCACACACTACTGACATCGTTGAAATTAGTTATGATAAATATTCACATAGACCACCACTTTCACATCAAAAAGAAGCAATAGAAAAATTAGTAGGTTCAAGAAGGTTTATTTTAGCGGATGATATGGGTCTTGGAAAAACAACATCAACTATAATTGCAGCACTAGAAACAGGTGCAAAAAAAATTCTTATTATTTGTCCTGCGTCTTTGAAAATAAATTGGCAAAGGGAAATACAAAACTACACCGAAAGATCTGTTTTTATATCAGAAGGAAAAAAATATTCAACAGAATCTGATTTTGTTATTGTAAATTATGATATATTAAAAAATTTTCACGACCCCAAAGAAAAGGAAAATTCATTACTTTTAAAGTCACAGTTCGAGTTGGTTATTTTAGATGAAGCACATATGGTGTCAAACGCACAAGCCCAAAGAACCAAAATTATAAATAGTTTCGTTAAAAACATAAAAAGGGTTTGGTTACTTACGGGTACACCAATGACATCAAGACCGATGAACTATTATAATCTTCTAAATATTATAGAAAGTCCTGTTGCCCAAAATTGGATGGCTTACGCAATAAGATATTGTCAAGGGTATCAATTTAACGCGGGTAAAAGAAAAGTTTGGAACGTTACTGGTGCGTCTAATTTAGAAGAATTAAAAGACAGAACGTCTAAACAAATATTGAGAAGACTAAAAGAAGATGTTTTAGATTTACCTGATAAAATTATAACACCCGTTTATTTACGATTGAGATCTAAAGAATATGAAAATCTTATGGGTGAGTATTATGATTGGTACGATAAAAACCCCAATGAATCTTCATCCCTTACAGTTCAATTTTCTAAACTTATGAAAGTTAGAAAAGTCATAGCAAATGAAAAAATAAGTCAAACTATAGAATTTGCAGAAAACATATTAGACCAAGGTAAAAAAGTAATTATTTTTACAAACTTTACTGACACCCTACAATCCATATATCAACATTTTGGGAAACAAGCGGTTTATCTTGATGGAAGTTGTTCAAATTCAGTACGACAACAAGCGGTTGATTCTTTTCAAAATGATGAAAAAATAAAAGTATTTGTAGGTAATTTAAAAGCCGCTGGTGTTGGTTTGACATTAACATCTGCGGAAGTTGTAATTATGAATGACTTATCTTTTGTACCTGCAGAACATTCTCAAGCCGAAGACAGAGCATATAGATATGGTCAAAAAAACAACGTTTTGGTTTACTATCCTATATTCGAAAACACAATCGAAGGTGCAATTTATGATATACTAAACCATAAGAAAAAAATAATAAGTACTGTAATGGGTGATGGTGATTCAGAAAATATTGGTGACGTTGTTGAAGAAATTTTAAATCACATCAATAAAAGATAATTTTTTTATTTTTCTTTCATATTTATAAATAAAAAAATTATGAACAGATATAGTGAAAAAAGAATAGAAAACGTTCTTCGAAGAATTTTAAAAGAAGAAGAAATAAATCTTGCTGCGGATGTGGAGCTTCTAAAGACACATAGTAACATACCTGGATGTGATCCTGCTAGATTAGATTTCCAAAAATGTTCGACTGAAGCTTTCAAAACATTACCAGCTCCTGAATTTGTAAAATTGTTTGAAAAGTTATCTCAACAATCAGATGAACCGCTTGAAAATCCCATGGAAAAAATAGGGGATATGAATGAATCAAGAAGGTTTAGAAGTAGATACAGATATTAATCTAAAAAATTTCTTAAGACCCCACCAATAGTGGGGTTTTTTATTTATTTAAGTTTTTGATAACCTATCTTGTTTTAAGATGAGGTTTAATAAACATTAAAAAAAATAAAGTTATGGAAACAGTTATATTAATATCAGTTTTATCTACTTTGGGTGTGGTTGCGGTTGTAACATCAGTTGTGGTCACGTTTTTAAAGTTAAAAGTTAAGGTTGATAAAAACACTTTTTTTACTGAAGTTAAATCATTTCATGATTATATTGATCATATAGAAAGGGAAAGAAGACACTCACTTAGTGAGATAAACAATCGTATTGATGATCTACATAAAGATCTATCAATTAATTTAAACAACTATAGTGACGAAGTTGATAGAAGATTTACAGATTTAGAAAGACTAACTAAATTTGACATTTCAAACCTGTCAAGTCATATAGATTCGCGTTGTGATAAATTAGACGCAAAAATTAAAGAACACAAAAAATAAAAAAACATAACCTCATCTAATTGACCCCATCTAAAATGGGGTTTTTTATTTTAAATGATATTTATTTTCAATGAACGTTACTTTCAAAAATATAAATTCAGACATAAGCAAGCAAGAAAAAGATCTACTTAAAACTTTTTGTAAGTTTTTACAAAAAGAGTATCCACTAAAAGATGACTTAGTAATTCATCTGTTGGGACAACGTGAAGGTAGAATGACTACAGGAAGTCAACACAAAGAAAAGGGAATCAAAATTTTAGTAAATAATAGAATGAACAGAGATATTCTTAGAACATTAGCACACGAATGGGTTCATAGTCATCAAAGAAATGTTTTAGGTAGAAAAAGAGGACCTGATATTGGTGGTCAAAACGAAGACGAAGCCAATTCTTTGGCAGGTTCACTTATTAAAACTTTTGAAAAAGAAAATCCTGATTTAGAAAATATTATTTTTGAAGGATTAAAACCAATCCAAGACAAAATTCAATTATTGGAAGAAAAGATTCTTATTCAAGATAAATTCAACATCCAAGAAAATTTCATTTTGGAAATGAAAAAAATTGGTATAGAAAAACTTCCGTATTCATATTCCGCAATGAAACAGTTTGTAGATCCTAAGACTATGAACATACATTATAATAAACATTATAAAGGATATGTAAAAAAACTTAATGATGCGTTAAAAAATAAAGAAGGGGAAATGGATTTAGAAGATATAATAATATCTATAAATAAATTTGACGACTCGGTAAGAAATAACGCAGGGGGAGCCTTCAACCACGCTTTATTTTGGAAAATGTTGTCACCAAAAAAACAAATACCAAAAGATGAAATCTTAAATAAGATTACCGAAGATTTTGGTAATATAAAAAAAATGAAGGACCAATTTAATGAAGAAGCAAAAAAACGATTTGGATCTGGATGGGTTTGGTTAGTGATAGGAAAGAACAAAAAATTAAAAATATTGTCCACACCAAATCAAGACAACCCATTAATGAATATTGTTAAAGATGGTGGTTATCCGCTTTTAGGATTAGATCTTTGGGAACACGCGTACTATTTGAAATACCAAAACAAAAAAGATGATTATATCAAAAAATTTTGGAACCACGTAAATTGGGACTTTGTTAACGATCTGTATAAGAAAAAAATTGAAAAAAAAACTTTAAAAGAATCTACAGTTCATAAAAAAGTTTTAAATGAAAGTAAAGAAGTTTTTCCAATCAAACCAAAATCCTTTAGGCTTATTATAAATAAAGCATATCCTTTTTGTGAAGGTGAGTTTCATCCGAATGGTTGTTTAGGTAAAATACAAACTGATGAATGTCAAACTGAAGATGGAATAATAGGTGGTAGATTTACAGAAGAAAATTATGGTGGTTTAGGAAATTGGTCTATTATAAATAGATTTGACACTAACAGTGCGGTACACAAAGAAATCCAAAAAATATGGGTCGAAGAAACTGATGGTTTGGAAAATTTTAGGATTTGGATTATGAATAATATTGATGACCTTGTTGGTAACGATGGGAGATTTACTGAACGGTTAGTAAATTTGAATAGCCAAACTATAATAGATGGTAGGGAAAATGAAAACTATGCCAAATCAGTTTTAATACAATCTTTCAAACTTAACCCACAAGAAGAAGGTATGACTTGGCAAATTAAAGAAAGATGTGCTGGTGATGTAAGAGATAGAAAACTTGGTCAAGACTTTGATTTGATAATTGAAAACACTTCATACTTTGTTCAAGTAAAACCAGTTGACGTTAGTAAAGTCGAAAAAATTGGGTCTGAAAGAGGTTATTATTATAAAGTACCTTCTTGGCATAACCACACAAAATATAAAGAAGATAATGTTGACGTTATATTATACGTGGACAGACCTAATGAAAAATACATTATGTTCAGAAATGACTACACAAGAATACAAACTGTAGCAAATCCATCTACGTTTCCTAAGTTTTTTGTAATTTATTATGAAAATCCTATAAGTACAAACGTTTCATTAGATGTAATTTTAGAACCTACTAAATCTGAGTCGAAACCTAAATTGGTAAGAGATGTGGATAAAGAAATTGAATATTATAAAGAAAGAATAGATTACTACAAAAATAAACTACGTGAATTAGGTCGATCTGAAAATATTAATGAAATTATTAAATTTTATAAAAAAAATCTTGATCAACTTATTACCCAATAAAAGATATTTATATAAAAAACAATCATCATGTCAATTATAAGTAATGAAGAAAGAGAAAGACTATACACAAGAGTCAGACACATTTTAGGAGCACCTTTAAGATCAGTTGAGTTAGAAGATGAACAACTAGACACTCTTTTGGAATTTTCAATAGAAGACTATTCACAATATATACAAGATTGGTTAACTGAAAGTCAGTGGACAAGTCTTTGGGGTTTGAACGTCGAAACCCAATCTTTAACCAAGGCATTCATGACCAAAAGTTTAGATTATGAAACACGATACACTTACGCGTATTCTAAAATTGTAGGTTTACAAGCTGGTGGTGATTGGGTTATGAAAAAAGACTACATTCAGTTACAAGCGGGCCAACAAATATATGAAATACCTGCGGGTAGAGAGTTAAATGAATTGCTCTGGTTCACACCACCTGAAATGAATAACTTACTTTTTGATCCATGGGCTTTTGGTGGTATAGCAGGAGGTGGAATATCAGGACCCGCTGGTTATGCACAAGTAGGAAACGTTTCAGGTAGTTACTTTTTGATGCCGGCATTCGACATGTTATTAAGAATGCAAGAAATAAACATACAAAGAAGAATAATTGCTGGTGATTTGACCTATAGAGTAACTGCACTTCCTGATGGTAAAAAAGCCGTTCATTTGATGAATACACCAGGTGGTAAATTTGACTTTGGTAATTCAACTTTGATGAAAGGAAAGGTTTGGTATTGGTATTATGACACTACAGACGGTGATAGAAATAAGTGTCTTAAAGACAATCCCGATATTATCAAGTTACCATCTGACGTACCATATGAAAAGTTATCGTGGAATGATTTAAATAATCCGGCACAAATTTGGGTAAGAAGATGGTTGGTTGCATCTGCTAAGGAATTATTGTCCAAAGTTAGGGGTAAGTTTAGCGGTAATCTTAAAACACCTGATGGTGATTTAACAATGGAATGGCAATCATTAGGTACTGAAGGTAAGGACGAAAAAGTAAAATTAGTTGAAGAACTTATTGGCGCCGAAGGAAAATTAACAAGACTAAGGCCGGATAAAGTTATGGAAAGAGAAGCTTTAATTGCTGAAAATCTTAACAAAACATTAAAGTTTCGTGCCATGCCAAGACAAATATACGTTATATGATGACTAATTTACCAACAAGAAAAAACATAATAAAATATCAAACATTGGTTGAAAGTTCTAAAGAAAAGGAAAAGGCAATAATAATTTCCAAAGCTCAATACCATACCAATGATGAATCATTATTAATTGTTAAAGGTATACCTAATTGTGAAGTAACACTAAATTCTAAATTAACAAAAAGAATTATAATAAAATCCCTTACGACAGTTTTGGTAAAATCTGACGTAGGGACTATAGATGAAGAATGGGATGAATTACTTTTAGAAAAAGGGGCTTGTGTACAATTTCAATTTGTAGAAGGTAACTGGTATATACTATCTTCAGACGGTTTGAAAATGTTCTAAATCATTGGTTTTGAGATATTTTAACATAAAGGGATCTGCCATTTTATACATGTGGTATGGTGTTTCACCAACACGATTCCAAAATAACATTTCTTCTGCAGATATTTCCATAACATCTTCTAACTTGTCTTGATCTGCGTCATCAAATGGTTGACCATTTATTAACTCACACTGTTCTTTCGTAAAAAAAGGTCTGTCTTCAGGATTTTTTACTAATAGTCCATTTCGTACTTCTTGTTTGAAAACAACAAGTAATGGTTCCACTCTTTTGTTAAATGTTGCAATTGCTCGTTGTATGTTGTATTGACCTTTCATGGTAGGGTTACTTTCGAGATCTAACGGATCAATACGATAACAATTAAGTTGTATAATAGAATCTAAGTTTTCAGGAATAGGTCCACCATAAGTATCAATGTGTTCTTGAGACCAACCTTTCTTTGGTTTATTAACTTTTTGTACATCACCGTGTGATGCCTTACTACCGTTATTTACATAAAAGATTACATCACCAAGATTAACATTAAGACCTTCTTTGATTGCAAGTTCCATGTGTGCCTGACGAGACATCAAACTTCCTGCCTTCGTAGTTTGTTTACTACGTAAGATGTAGTCATCGATACTTTGTTTTACTTTGGCCTTGTTAGCAATATCCATCAAAGGAATCTGTAAGTCAAAGATTTGTTGTACGTATTCATAATACCACTCTACAAACTCTTGTCCTTTACCGTCAAGTAAAAGTTTAATCCCCTTATCTAAGAACTTCTCAATATATATTGGCATTTTTTTAGATTTTATTGAGTTTCCTGTTAGTTTGATTTTACCTTTTGCCGTTATAAGTGCGTAATTCTTACGTGCTAAATTGATACAAGCAGGCCACTGACCATCGGTATCAAGAGCCATTTCACCTCTCATTGCAAGATCATTAAACTCCATTACATCCGCTTCTTCACCTACATACTCCTTACCTTCTTTTACTTTCCAGTTCAGACCTTTACCAACATACCGTCTTTCTTCAACACCTTCAGGAACCGAGAAATTAATACCGTCCGTGTCCATTACAAGAGGTGTATATCCACGATCCATAAAAAAGTGAATCATCATACGAAGATACTGACGACCTGTACAAGTGATCATTTCACCTTTGTCCATATCACCCCAATGAAATACTTGTGGTGCTGACAACGCCCCAAACATCGAGTTGATGAAGATTTTAATTGGTAATTGTTTACGGTCATAAGAAGTTGATTTCTTTTTGTCAATTGATGCATATTCCTCGGCAAGTTGTTTGTACTTGATACGAGTATTACGGAAGTATGATAATAAACCTTTCATCGCACCTGTAACATCACACTCGGGGAATACATCGTGAACCAACTGAATAGAAGGGTATAGAGACGAGTAGTCAAGTTTTAATACGTTCTTCGAGTAACCTGTTCGTATAAGACGAGAAAGTCCACCTACAAAGTTCCCTTTGTCGTTTTTAGCGGGAATTGCTAATCCATGTTTATAAGACCAAGCTAACATCAACATTTTCCATAATGTTGCGGTACCCATCGTTGAAACCCTTTCATATGTTGTCGGAAGAAGTGATGCCAATAAGAATGAACCTTGGTTAAATTCTTCGTCAACCAATAGGGTTTCTTCAAGGTCATCGTCAAGATAACGCTCGATAATGTCGTCCCCAGTTGTTTTAATATAAATATTTGTATGTCTTGAACAAACATCGTCAATCTTAGGATCAACACCTACCTTCTTGTACTTACCATTTTCTATGTTCAACCAATAATCTTCCTTTTCACGATACATAGAACCAATCTTGTCGTGATCAACATACACACGATCAGGAGCT